CCATAAGTAACTGAACCTTGACCTTTAATTGCAGGAACTATATTTAATCCTGCCGATTGTAACTCAGATATTAGTCTTGGTTCAGCACTATCTGCAACTATTAAACTATCTAAACAATGTTGTTTATTTAAGTTGTGTATTTGACTCGTTGTTAATGCTTGTAAATAGAAACGTTCATTTATATAAATTCGTTTGTTAGAAGCGTCTATATTACATTCTACTAATGTTGTAGGGTCATTACTAAAACCAAAATCCTGTCCAAATACTGATGTGCCTACTTGTTCATACTTGCCTATTGTCCAGTTAGTGAATATAACTCCTTCTGCTTTATCTAACCATCCACCTAATATTTGATGTTTATACTTTTCAGGTCTACGTTTCTTTATATTCTCTATTTGATTAATAAATGATTCAGATAAGTTTTCTATATTATCTTCATAAGTTGTATGAATATACGTAGTATCTTCTTTAATTAAATTACTACCTGCTTGTACACCTTTATCTTCAAAGAATTTCTTATAAATAAAATGTTCTTTAGTTGCTGGATTTAATACTAACAAAACCCTATTCTGTATTCCTTTAGTTCTTATACTGAAGTCTATCTTTTCAAATGTTTCTTCATCTGTTAATTCTTCTGCTTCATCTAATACCCAAGTAGTAACTCCGGCTAATGATTTTAAACTTGCTGTTTGTGTTCCACTACTTGTTTTAATACCTTTAAATAAAATCTTAGAACCTGTTTTTCTATTTACTATTTCATCTTTAGTAATATAAAAATCGTTGCTTAAATCAGCCGTTTCAATCTTATCTATAAATTCAGGTATAATAGATACTGATGCAGAAGTTAATGTATAACGTGTGAATAATATAACGTGACCTACTTCATAAGTTAGCAGCAATAAGAATGAGTTCAAAGAATATGATTTTCCTGAACCCCTTCCGCCTGTTATTACAAAGTACCTACTATTAGAACCAAGTAGATTGTATTTCTTATTTAGACTTATCAATTTGAAATATATCTTTTATATTGAAGTCATTTAGATTGTGTGTAGTTTCTATAATTTCTTTAGGCTTACCAAATATATGTTCAGCAATAAACAATTGACCTCTTTGTGAATCCATTAAAGTATTTTTTACAAATGCAATCTTTGTTTCTTCTTCAGTATCTTTACTATACAATTCTTTTAATGCTTGTATAAATATATTATTTACTTTAGCTTCTTCTACTTTAGTTTTTCTACCTGCAGTTTTATGACCTCCGTTATTCTTTCTATTATCTTCCATTTAAAAAAGTTATTATTATTAAATTAAAAATAAACATTTTTGTTTATTGTTTATATCAGTTCATCAATAGCTATGTTATGATGTTCTAATAGTTCGTATATTTTATCAAAGACTATTAGTATTCCATTTGCTTCAAATTCTGATGTAATAGAATCGTTTAGTTGATTGATTAATCCTTTTCTTGTATTATATACCAATTCAAAAATAAAGTTCGCCATATCCATTGCTTTTACTGTTGCTAAATATTCTGTGTTATCTTCAGGTAAGTTAAATTCTAATGTTGCTTTCATTTTGTTTATTTGTTTATATTATCAATTTCATCTTTTGTTAATTTAGTGTCCATTTCCCAATAGTAATCACATTCTAATCCTTTATTTGGTTCTTTAATAAAATACGATTGTCTATATTGACTTGGTTCTGCTTTATATCTGTAACACGTTGAACTTAATTCGCAATTGTTACCATTACACATTGTTATATCCATCTTATTTGTTTTTATATAGTTTACTTAATTCTTGTGCTACTTCTTTCCAGTGTTCTGTTTGTTGCATATCACCTGATACTAATGCTCTATTGTATTCTATTGAATATTTGTCATATAGTATTTGTGCTCTTTCTTTTGCTGATATGTAACCTGCTTTAAGTTTCATATAGTTTTCTGCTTGTTCTTTTGTTGTCATAGCATTATTATTGATGTTATTAAACTCATTATTGTTGCTATTATTATAAATGCTACTATTACTGCAGTTATAAATGTTTCTGTTTCTTTTCTCATAGTCTTATGTTTTTATTCATTGTGTAAAATGCTTGTAGTCTATCGTTTATTATATCGTACTGCATTGTTTCTTTTGTTTCTTTTAAAAGATTGTTTAAGTTTTCTATTATTTCAAAGTCATATTTCTTTACGCTTCTTTCTTTTCTTAATTCTATTTCTGCTTTGTCTTTGTCAAATGTTAATTGATATATTCTATGTTTCAACTGGTCTACTTCATTAAGCAATTCTATTTCTGTTTCATCTACTTTTATAAAGTGACTCATTATAATTTGCTTTAGCTTTTTTAAATCAGAATTATCTTTAGAATATACTTCATACATTCTTAGTGAATGAATTATTGAAGCGTGATTTAAATCTAATGTATCACCTATTGATTGCAGCGTTTTGTTTGGTTTTAATTCTTTTAAGATATTACAATATAAACTTCTTATTTCTACAGTGTTTTTCTTTCTTGTTCTTATGTTTATATCTGTATCTGTTTCTTGTAGTATTATTTCTTTTAATCTTTCTGTTATTTCCATTTTAATATTTCTGTTATTGGGATTAATATTGCTTTTGATGTATTATTATCACCCATTGTTTTTATATTTCCTTTTTTGTAGTATTCCCTGCAGATTTCTTTTAATCTGTTTTCTTTTATTATTAGAATTATTTCATCTTTATAATCACCTGAAAATATTATAGCCCAATAGTCTGCTTGTGACTTTGCTATTCCTGAAGGTTTATTTCTGCTTTCGTATTCTATTGCTATGTTACCACTTTTATAAATCCAGCTATCACGTTTAACTTCTATTGTTTTTAAAGTAAGTATTTCGTTTAATAGTTGTTCACCTATCTGTCCTACTTTTAAATCGTATTTAAAGTCATTACAGTATTCCATTAAAATAGTTTTTGTTGTGTTATATTTTTTTCTATTACAATTCCCAAAACAGTTTCTAATATTGTTTTCCCTGCTTCATAATCAACTAAATTTCTTGCCATTTTAGTTACTGATTGTTTACCTTTATATTTTCTAAAATCATAATCGTGAAATTCACATAGTTTATTGACTTCTTCTTTTGCTGTACTTATTCCAATTGTTTTTCTTTCTTTTAAATCATTGGGCAAATTAAAATTTGTCCAGTATAAATGTCTACCTCTTTTTTGTGCTTGTATTAATGGTTCGTAATATGGTATTACATTTTCAACTACAAATTTACCATTATAAAAGTTTTGTAAAAATAATATTTCTTCATATAAAATCATTGATGGATATTTAGGTTTCCAACATTCTCTATTTTTTTGACTAATATTTAATCTTGTATGACTTGGACAAGGTGGTGAACTCCAAATAAAATCAAACTCTTTATAATGGTCTAATAAATATTGATGTGCATCTGCAACTATTACTGTATCATTTGGGAATCGTTCCTGATATAATATTGCTGCTTCAGGGTCAAGTTCTACAGCTGTAACTTCTATAGTTGCAACTTCATCCCATTTGTATCTATTCCCTCCTAAACAAGCATATAAATTTAATATTTTCATAATTATTCTGTTTTTAGTTTTAATAAATTCCAACATTCAATATATCTTTGCTTTGCTTTTCCTTTGTGTATTGTTTTAAATAATTCGTAAATCTTTTTAGTATATTCATATTTAGTTTTACATTCTGCTAAATATTTTTCAGCGTATTTTTTACCATATCCTTTGCAGTAGTTTACATTATCAGCAGTATCACCGATTATCATTTGTTCATAAAAATTATACATTGCTTCTTCTTCAGATATATCATAAATTACTTTATGCTTAGCGTGATAGTTATACATCAAACAAGGAAATTGTTTATAGTCTTTATCTATTGATACTATTATAACATTATCACGTCCTATTTCATTTGAAAGTGTGTACCAGTATTTAGCTACAACATCATCTGTTTCACAACCGTATCCCCAAATAGAATCGTATTGTTCTTTTACATATTCGTGCATCTGATTTAACAATGGTGGCAAATTATTATAATCTCTATTTGCTTTATACTTCGGTGTAATGTATTTTCTAAAGTTACCTTTACTACCTGAAAATGTTTTTACTTCATTTATTTCGTAAATATCTTCTAAGTGATTTATTATACTCATAAACACTTCATCAAACTTTACTATTGAATCTTCTAAGTTATGGTGGAATCCATCATCTTCTATTGTTTCACGTTTCTTATAGCAACTTGAAAATATCAAACTATCTGCATCAAATAATACTATCATAATCCTTTTTCTTTTTTATACATTTCTAATAGTTCTTCTTCAGAATTATAAGCATAAACTGCATATTTATTTACTCTTAAACATTCTAACCATTTAGCAAAATCAATAGCAAATTCAATAGCTAAAAGTTCGCATTTAATTAAAGATGTTTTAGGTTCTATATAAAATAAAGCATCATTTATTTTTTCTTTTAATGTCATTTTAGTTTACGTTTTGATTGTTAATTATTAACTTTAAAATATGATTGTAAACACTTAATTCACGTTCTGTACTGTTAATCATAATAGTTAAATGTTCATCACTTAAAAGACTTTGCCCATTTATCAAGTCATTTATATAAGTATGTAAATTTCTATCTAATCCTATTACTTTAGATTGTATTTTTATTAATGCTAATTCATTCATTATCTTATTCTTATTTTATCTAAATTTGACATTGTTTCATCGTAATTTAATACTTGTTTTACTACTTCATCATAAGCATCACTTTCGTTCCATTCATTTATCAATGCTTCTGCTACTTGTGTAAGTTTATTTCTTACATAAACATTCTCTGATAAATTTGATAACTCAATACAGTTACTTAATGTTTCAATAATTTCTTGCTTTGTCATAATGTTTGTTTTAAATTGTTATACAAATATACACAACATATTAACATAAAATACATTTTAACAAATATTTAACACAAAAAAAGCAACCATCTCTGATTGCTTAATTATTACTTACTTTTAATTTGACTTCTACATACTGTATATCTTTGGTCTTTATCAGGATATTCAGTTACCATTTTGTCATCTGTCATACAACGTTGTATAAATTCTTTTTCGTGTTCACCTTGTTTAGGTTCTGGTATTGGCATTTTTCTCTAACTTTTTATTAATAATTTTTCTATATACTTCATTAACCGATTCTTTGTTGTTACCACGTTTCCAGTTAAAATCTATTATTCTATTTATTCTTTGTAGTGGTGATTGTTTACTCTTTGTCATATTGTTTTAATTTTTCTAAATATAATATCATATCCATTGCTTCTTCTTGTGCGTGTTGTAGCCATTGTAAGCGTGTTAAATCTGTTCTATCTAATGTAGTGTTGTATTTATTTATTCCTACTTCAGAACGTTGTTTAAATTGTTCTATAACTGATTCTACTATTGTATCTTTCATTTGTTTGCTTGTTTAATTAAATAATACCAAAGCCAAATTAATTTTGGTCTTATAAATTCATATCCTAATAATATTAATATAAATTTCATTTGTTAAATCTTTTTGAGTGTTGTGTATAAAGTTCAAATGTTTTTTTTAATGCATCGTATTCTGTTAATTCTAAATCTTGTACATTATCTTTTAAAGTATGTACTTCTAATCTATTTGATATTTGAAATTTAAC